GAATCGATCTTCACCGAGTTTCACGCCGGGAAGTGGCACATCCCCTGCGACGGCGTAGGGCCGGGGCTCCCGCTGAGCTACGAGGCACACGACGAAGTGAAGGCGCTTGTCAGCCAGTGCTTCGACTATTCGCCGGGCTCGCACACAGGTGACTCGCTGATGGCCGTCTTCCTGGCGCGCGAGGGCATCGTGCGCGGCGCGGGCATCGTCGAGAACGTCAGGCTGTGGCGGTGAAAGGTGAACCCTGCCGGGAGGGGTCAAGCCGGGGAGGGCTCGGCCGGCAGGGTTCGTGGGAGCAACAGAAGAATGGCACGGCAAACCTACGCGCGCCCGAGCACGGGCGCAAGGAGCGGTCACGATGGCAGAGCAGACCAGCGGCGCGATGCTCACCCGGTACGGGATGCGGGAGGTTTCGGGGTTGTTCACGTACGAGCCGGGGAGCACGTCGGCCGGGCTCGTCGTCTACGTGGGCGGACGCATCCACAAGCTCACGACGCAGGCCCGCACCGGCAAGGCGGGCCACGTCTTCGTGAAGCGGCCGGGCTCGCCCAAGGACGCCGCGCCGACCATGATCAAGGCGGCAGTGCGCGTCTTCGAGCGCGGACACTTGCCGCCCCCCGAAACGCTCGACGCTTGCGAGCCGGGGGAGCTATTCTGACGCCGCCTGGGGTACGCCGCTCGCCGTCCCGACCTGCCGAACCCCTGGGCCGAGTCGGGCCGGGCGATCCCTGCCGTAACACGCAGGAAGCCCGCGAGCCCGATGGGAGGTGCGCGCTGTGATTCGGATCAAGGTGCCGGGCGTCCCGCCGATCGCCAACAGTCGCTTGGGCGTCCACGTCGTTGACGGCAAGGCCATCAAGCACCGGGCCAAGGAGACGACCGCATGGCAGGACGTGGCCGCTCTGTGCGCGTCCACCGTCATGCGCGGGCTCGGGCTCACCGAGCCGCTATCCGGTCCGCTCCTCGTGCTCTACTTCGTACGCCTTCGGAACGGTCGCCGCGACTGGGACGCCACAGCCAAAGACCCCGGTGACGCGCTCAACGGCATCGTGTGGACGGACGATCGTGTCATCATCGGGGGCGGCATGTACCGTGACAACCGGGCGGACGAGGACGAACTGCTGATCGTCGTCGCCGACCCCAAGAAGCCGGGCGAGGCGACGGCGTTCTTTTCGCTCCAGCAGTCCATCGCCGCCGCACTGCTCGCAAAGGAGATCGCGTGATCGACATCGACAACGAGCCCATTGCCGCCTTCTATCGGCGCAACAGCACGCTCGGCAGCTCCATCCGCAACGAGCGCCTCGATTACTACGAATCGTTTTGGCAGTGCGTGGAGTACGACGGGCGAACCGCCGACTTCCAAGGCCGCGTCCTGGCTCCCGGTGGTGCGGCTCAGGCCGGCATCGGTCCGCAGTATTCGTCCCGTGACCAGCAGAACGCCGAGGACTGCGCCTATGAGGAGCGCCGTCCGCCCGCGCCGAGTCGGCTGGCCTCGACCATCATCGAGACGCTGACGGGCGAGTTGTTCTCCGACAACTCCCACCCCACGATCCGCGTGCTCGGCGACCGCATGACACAGGAGTTCGTGGACGGCATCGTATCGGCGGGCCAGCTCTGGGCCGCCTCTGCCGAAGCCCGCAACCTCGGGGGAGCAGTCGGGTCCGTCGTGATCGCGTTCTCGTTCGCGGACGGTCGCCCGTGCTTCGAGATCATCAACTCCAAGTTCTGCGTGCCGATCTGGAAGAACCGCGCGACCAACGATCTGGATGCGCTGGAGATCACCTATCAATACCCCGTCGAGGTTCGGACCCGAAAGGGCTGGGGAACGCAGTGGTTTTGGTACCGTCGCCACATCGGCCGCAACGTCGATGTGGTGTTCAAGCGCGTCTCGGTCCACGTCGAGGACGTGACGGATCCGGCCGTGTGGGTGCCGGCCAACGTCGTAGAGCACGGCTTCGGCGAGGTGCCGGCCGTGTGGGTGCAGAACACACGGGACAGCCAACAGGTCGACGGTCGCCCCGACTGTTACGGCCAGTTCGAGGCCATCCTTCAGATCGACACCCTCTACGGGCTCGCTGCCGTGGGGACGATCCCGAACACCGATCCGACTGCCGTCATCACGACCACGAAGACGGTTGCCCAGCTTCGCAAGGGCAGCAAAAACGCGATCGTCCTCAACCCCGGCGAGGCCGCGTCGTACATGGAGCTGAGCGGCACCGGAGCGACTACGGCGATGAGCGTGGCCGACAAGCTCAAGGCCCAGGTCCAAGAGGCGTGCGCCGTCGTCCTGCCGAGCAGCGCGGACGCGGGCGCAGCGGCGGCGACGGCCACGGAGATCCGACACCGCTATCGGGCCTTTCACGCACACATCGACCGGCTCCGGCAGCAGTACGGCGCGGGCCTCAAAACGCTCATCGAGAAGATGCTCCGCGCCGCGCGCATCCTCACCACGCCGCAGAAGCGGGGCAGCGGGGCACCATCCGGCGATCCTGCCGGTCCGCCGCTCACCATCGACACGGAGCTGCCGCCCGTGCCGGATGAGTTCACCGAGGGGCAAGAGGACGAATTCGGTCGACGCGCGACCGCTTACAGCATCGTGCTCCCGCCCCGCATCGTCGACACGGACGGCAACCCCGAGACGCCGGCAGACCTTCAGGACCGCGAGCTGGGGCCGGGCGGCGTCGTCGATGTGTCCTGGCCCGAGCACGTCACGCCGACCCCGGCCGAGGTGCAGACCCAGGTGGCGGTCCTAGTGGCGGCCGAAGCGGCGGGCTACATCGACAACGAGACGGCGGCCGGGCTGTTCGCGCAGTTCATCGGGCTTGCGGACGCGGGCGCGGTCTACCGCAAGGCGCAGGGCCAGAAGACCGAGCGCGACGCGGCCGAAGCGGCGAAGATGAAGGCCGCCCTCGAAGCGGCCCAGGCGGTGGGAGGCTTCGGCAACGGGCCGCCCGAGGACGACGACGACACGCAGGACGACGACAACGACCGGCTCCCGAGGTAGGTGCATGGCAATCAGGATCGCGAAGACGGACGAAGGGCAGCTGAGCCATACCCAGGTGGAGGCGCTTGACCTACTCCAGCGGCACCGGGAGCGCGTGCTGTCCAGCACCCGGCTCCGAACGATCGCCGTCATCGCCGTGTACGACCCCGAGGAGAGCGACGGGGACGGCGCGGCAACCATCACGGCGGTTGACTGGCACTGCGACAAAGGGATCGCCCCGGCCGAGTTGGTCGGCACGCTGTACGGGCTCGCCACGGGCGTCTCGCAGGCGGGCGTGGCCGGATGATCTACGCCATCGCCTTCGACGGCGTGATCGCGACCCGCGCGCTCGACGGGCGGGGCCTGCGGTGGGTGCCCGGCGCGGAGGACGGGCTGCGCGCCCTGCTCGACGCCGAGCACGACATCGTGATCTGGAGCGAGCGCGAAGGCCCGGCCGGCACCGACGAGGAGCGCGTGGAGATGCGGCTGTTCCTAGCCGTGGAGCTTGCGCGCCCGAACTGCCGGATCGCGTCCGCTGAGGTAGACGGTCCAAAGCCCGTCGCCGACGTGTACGTTGACACGCGGGCCGAGCGGTTCAACGCTCGGATCTATCCCGGCTCTGGGGTGTCTTGGCTGTCGCTGGCGAAGGCCGGCAGGAGGGCATGATGGACGACGACGAGATCGGATTCGATGAGGCGGGCAGCGAAGAGACGAGCACGATCCCTGGCGTGACGACGCCGCTCCAGAAGCACGCCGAGCTGATCAAGTGGGCCAAGTCGCGCTATCTCGACGTGGACCCGAAGATGGGCGCGGCCGAGCCGATCGCCAAGCGGATGATGCGCTCGTTGACTCGCCAGCTCATTTACGAGGGCGAGTACGTGAGCCGCCGACTCCAAGAAGGCGCGACCGTCGAGGAGATGCGGTGGTCATCGGAGCAGGCGGACAGCATCGCCGCCCGCATGTTGGCGCTCAAGCCCGACGTGAAGGTCAAGCCGTAGCCCGTGGCCGAGCTGTCCGAGACGGCTGCCGAGCGCATCGTCAAGCTGATGCGCGACCGCCTCACGGCGGCATCGACCGAGGCCGCGCGCTCGCGTCTTCTGCCCGTGCTCCAGGCGGCAGAAGTGGAGCTCGCGGCGCGGCTCAAGCGGGCGACAGGCTCGGGCCTGCTCTACACGGCAGCGGTTGCGGCGGCGTACCGGGTACAGGTGCGGGCGGTCATCAAGGAGCTGTCAAAGCGTTTGGCCGATGTCGTCACGGACCTGTCGGTCAAGGCGTCGGGCGAGAGCGCGCACGCGCTCGTCACGCAGCTCCGGCTCGCCGAGGCCGCGCTGGGCAACACGCCGCGCCCCGCGCTGTCCATCGCCCAGGTTGCCCGGCTCACCGGGGCGCTCGGGCGTGACACGTCCCTGCTCCAACACTTCCTCGACCGGGGCAACGCTTCGGCGGTCAGCTACGGGCAACAGCTCATCACGGGCTTTGAAGACGTGATCGCCAAGGGTCTGGCGTCTGGCGCATCCACGGACGCCGTGAGCGACAACCTGCTGACCAAGAGCCCCCAGGGGCTTGCCGGTGCATGGTGGCGGGCCGAGCGCATCGCGCGCACGGAGATCAGCTACGCCTACAACGTGACGGCCAAGGAGGGCACCAAGGAAGTTGCCACCCTGTTCCCCGACGCGCTGAGCCGGTGGGTGGAGCACGTCAGCGACGAGACGCGACAGCCCCTTGATGATCGGGTGGGCGACGACTCGCTGCGCTTGCACGGCCAGCTTCGGCTCCCCGGTCAAGCGTTTCACGACATCGTGAACAAGCGCGATGTGTACGAGCCCCCCAACCGCCCGAACGATCGCGCGACCCTCACCGTCTGGCGTGCGTCTTGGGGCGAGCCTCCCGGTGGACTTGCCCGGTTGGACGGGCAGAGTAAGACGGCGTTCGCGGCGGCCCTGGCCGCCATGCCGAAACCCAAGCCGGCGCAGGCCGCGCCGAGGAGCTAGCCCATGTTCTCCAATGACGCCGACTACCGAATCAGCGACCGCATCGCGCTCGCCAGCGGGCGCACCGATCCGCTCTACATCCGCCTCAGCACGCGCACGGACCGTCACCAGTTTATGCTCCAGTCGTCGGCCACCGACGCGCTCAGCATCCTCGTCGCTCACCCCGACGCGGGTACCGGGCCGGCGCTGGAGTTCGCGGACCCGAGCGCGCTGGGAGCTACCGAGTGGGTGAAGCCGCCCGGCTACGCCACGAACACCATGAGCGGGAAGCAGGCTTACACCGTGAGCTTCTACGGCAAATATGCCGTCTTCACGATGCCGGGTGGTGGACTCACGGCGGACATGACGATCGTCTACCGCCCGGTCCCGCCGACCTCGCCCTGAGCGTGACTCTTGACGAGCGTTCCTGCGCTGGGCACGATGCCGGGCATGAACTACGCCATGAGTCAAGACGATCGAGGCAACGTCCGGCCGCAACCGCGACCGGCCGAAGCTCCTCCCGTGAGTCACGACCGCCCCGGCGTCAAGGGCGCGGGGCCGGTCGGCACGCCCGACTCGACGCTGCCGACCGTGCGTAACCCCAAGCAGCCCTGGAAGTAGGAGACGCCATGAACCCGCTCACGAAGGTCGCCAGCGACAACAACAGCGCCCCGGCCGGGTACGACATGCGGGCGGGGATGCCGTCGGCGATGTCGGCCAAGGTGGCGGGCGGCATGGCGAGCGCTGCCGACAGCACAGGCAACGGCGCGGAGAACACCAAGCCCCCCGCGTTCGCCAAGATGGGCGCGGGCACGGGCGGCACCACGAAGCTCGGGCAGGGCACGCCGGACGTGGGGCTGAAGGGCCGCCCCGAGGTGCTGCCGACGGCGGACAAGCGGATCGCGGTCGACGTCAACCCGGTCCGCCAGCCCAAGACGCCGTGGAAGGCGTAGGCGGATGAGCGTTCGCGTCGCAAGCCAGGTCACGCTCGGGCTCACGCCGCCGACCGGCTCACCGAATCAACAGGGCGTCTCGACGTTCCCGTATCGGTCCGAGTTGTTCATGGCGTACAGCCAGAGCCAAACGTTCCAGACCGACGCGGGCGACAACCCCGTTGACCTGGGGGCGATCACGAACGTCAAAGCCCTGTACGTCCAGGCCGAGACGCCGATCGACGTGAAGCTGACCTCGGCGGCGGGGACGGCCCAGCTTGTTCCGGTCGACTCCATGCTGTATTTCGTCGTCCCGAACCGGCCGATCACGGCCATCACCCTCGTTGGCGCGTCCCGTGGGACGATCGCCCTAGCCGGAGACTGAGCCCATGACCGACGTCATCACCTACGATGTCCAGCGCGTTCTCAACGAGGGCAACCCCCAGGACTTCCCGAATGCGGCTCACGCGGTCGGCATCGGCAACGTGCTCGCCGGGCTCGTGACGGAGATCAGCGACACGGGCACCGTCCCCGGCACGCCGTTCAAGTTCGCGCTCAGCAAGACGCCCGTCCCCGGCACGCTTCGCGTTGCGTCGGGCGCGGCGGTCCTGTCCGAGTACGTCGGCGCGAGCGCGGTGGCGGCGACGCAGTTCAAGACCAGCGTCGTGAGTGGCGTGACCTACGTCACCCCGCACTCGGGCACCGAGGGCGATGCCTATGTGTGTCAGTACCTCACGCTCGACGACTGCGGCCCCGACGGCGCGACCAAGCTCGTCGATGCGCTCGCCGAGACGTACAACGCCGGCTAGTCCGGTCCGCGCCCGCTGCCGTGAGTGACGCGGCGGCGGGCTGCACAGCATCCACCAACGGGGACGACCACCGGGAATCGGTCGGGGAGATGGGATGCACGTCAATCGGTTCTTTCACAAGTTCAACCCGGAAATGCGCCTGCGGCTCACCGCCGAAGGCGACGACACCACGGGCGGCGGGAGCGGTGACGACAAGCCCAAGGGCGAAGTGGTCACGCTGCCCAAAGACGCCTTCAACGAGCGCCTCGCCCGTGCCGGCAAGACGGCGCAGGCCAAGCTCCTCGAAGAGCTGGGCGTCAGTTCGCTCGACGAGCTGAAGGGCCGGCTCAAGCCCCAGGACGGGGACGACGACGGCGAGCGCAAGCCCAAGCGGCAGCCGGCCGTGGTCGACCACGCCGCCGAGGCCGCGAAGCTCAAGCGGGAGCTGGAGGCCGAGCGCAAGATGCGAGAGCAGGAGCGCGAGGAGATGCAGCTGAAGAACACGCTGGAGCGCGAGGCCCTGAAGGCGGGCATCACGGACGTGGACTATGCCCTGACTCTCGCCAACCGCGAGGTCAAGACGCTCGACGAGAAGAAGCTCGCGAAGTGGTCCCCGTCTGAGTATTTCCGGGCGCTCGCCAAATCCAAGCCGCACCTGTGCGAGAAGGAGGAGGCGGACGACACCAAGGATCCGGCCAACACCGGCACCAACGGCGACGCGGGTGACGAGCGGCCGGACGGAGAGCGGGGGGCAGGGCGCAACGGCGCTCCGCCTCCCGGCAAGAAGACGAACGGCGCGGCGTTCAACGCAGCGACCGCGACCAAGGCGGAAGTGGCGGCGCGACTCGCCGCACTCCGCAAACGATAGCCTGGCGGGCAACCGCCACGAGTGAGGAGAAGCACTTATGTCGGTTGCCTGGTCTACCATCACCCAAGACGCCTATACGCGGGCGATCGTGCAGGAGGGGTTTCTCTCCCGCGCCATCCATGACCCGCTGTTCCCCAAGCTCCTGTTTCGGGCCGACTCGAAGTTTGAGCTGTGGGAGGCCAACATCGGCGACTCGATGATCTTCACGGGCGCGGGCCTCATGCCCAAGCGCGGCCGTCGTCGGCAGCCCCGCGTGGACGCCACGCCGGACACCAACACGTTCGAGCAGTGGTCGGCGACGATCGGCCGCTACACGTCGCCGATCGAGATCAACCACCCCAACAGCGTGCGCGCCATCGTGGATCTCGCGCTCCAGAAGGGCGGTATCCTCGGAGCCCAGGCCGGACAGACCCTCGACGCGCAGGTGCGAAACCGCCTGTACGCCGTGGGCATGAGTGGCAACACCTTCGCGCTCGCCCTGGGCTCCTCGTCCACGTCGCTCCGCGTGCCGTGCGTCTATGGCTTCCACGAGGCGCGGCAGTCGGGCGCGGTGCGGTACTCCGCGCCGAGCAACAGCAACCCGCTGCCGATCACCATCGGCGCGAGCACGTCGGCCAGCGTCATTGGCTGCTCGCCGGACAGCACGGATCCTGAAGGGATCTACGGGCCGGGCACGCTCACGCTCGCCGTCGCGAAGACCTGGAGCCAGTACGCCGCCGTCAAGGCCGTCGACTGCTCCCCGATCTTTCGGGCCGGTGGCGGCGCGACCATGGAGAGCCTGACCGACAGCGACAAGCTCACGCTCGCGCTCATCCGTCAGGCCGTCGCCGACATGCGGCAGAACAACGTGCCGACCCACGAGGACGGCTACTACCACTGTCACCTGGACGCCGACAGCGAGCAGCAGCTCCAGAACGATTCCGATTGGAAGTCGCTCTACACGGCGTCGCACGAGTCGATGGAATACCGCGAGCTCGTGATCGGCGTCGCCCTGGGCTGCGTGTTCTACCGCAACACCCAGGCCCCGACGGCGGCGAGTGTCCAAGACCTCACCGGAACGGGCTTCGACTCAGACGACGCCTTCCCCGGTGGCACGGTGCTGCTCCAGAACAGCTCGGGCGTGAACATCCACCGTCCGATCATCACGGGCTCGGACGTGCTGCTGGAGAAGTTCTCCGACCCCGATCTGCTCTACGAGCACGATGTCCAGGGCGGCAAGCTCGGCTCGTTCGACGTGTCCCTGAGCGGGATCCAGGTCATCACGGACCGTATCAAATTCGTGTGGCGTCCCCCGCTCAACAACACGATGGACCTGTCCACAATGAGCTGGCTCATTGACTGCGACTGGGCCGCGCGCACCGACTCGCTCACGGGCTCGGCCGCTCGGTACAAGCGCGCTCGGGTGCTGGAGCACGCCGGCACGTAATCGACGCCTCCGCGCAACCCCACCACGCTTGAAACACGGGTGGGGAAGCCGGAGGGCACTCGCGCCCCGTCCTCCCCGGTGGGAGGCTCCTGGGCTCACGCCTCCCGATGGAACGCATGGGCCGCCACCCGTGCCGACGAACACCACGGGCAGGCAGGCAATGCGACCCCCTAGCGCACGGCGGACGGGCCACGCGATAGGGGAAAACGCTTTGCTGACAGCGCGGCACCCAGGCTGCTAGCGCAGCCCGCTCCGCTCACGTCCAGCGGCACCCGGACGGAGGGCTATCGAGAGCTGGCCTCGGGTGCTACGCTGGCGACCATGACCGACGAGACGACCACCACGCCGACCGCGAAGGCCCCCACCAAGGGCAAGGCCGCCGCTCCCACTCAACCCCAGCCGACGCCTCAGCCGTCGTTGAGGCTCCCGCAGACCCCGCCGCTTGAGGCGGCGGAATCTGCGCTCGCGTCACCGCCGTCTGATCCGCCGTCTGCACCTGCGCGCCCCCCGCTCAAGGTCACGGTCGCCGGACGTGTGGATCTCCGCGCGTTTCAGGGCACGCTCTACCCCGGCAAGCGCATCAACACCGACGTGTACGACGTGCGCGACTATGACGCGATCGTGCGCCGAAGCGCGGCCCTTGGGCTCGTGCCGGACGTAGGCTAGCCGGTGGCCTTCAGCGACGAGGAGAAGGCGCGGATCCGACGCTCGCTCGGGTTCGTGAACGTGACGCAGGCAAGCGTGCTCGCCTACGGCGCACCGCTCAACGCGCCGCTCCTCGCACTCGTCGAGACGCGCATGGATCAGTTCATGCCGTCGGGCGAGGGGCTACTTCGCGAAGACCTCGCCGCGTTCGAGGAGACGCGACGGCAGCTCGTCACCGCGAATGCCCGCATGAAGGCGCTCGAAATCAGCGGCGTGAAGACCAACCCCGCCGAGGTGGCGCAGCTCAAAGAGCAACTCCGGTTTTGGTCGCGCGCCATCGCCGACCAACTCGGCGTGACCCGACAGTGGGCGGCATGGGTCGCCGGAAACATCGAGGAAAGCGGCGGCATCAACGCCCGCGTGCGATAGGAGGCCGACGTGCCGAGCTTGAATGACACCCTGGCGGCGCGGCTGCTCCAGGTCGCTGACCTCGACACCATGAGCAAGATCGGTCCGCTCATCCGGCAGGATCGGGATCTGATCTACGTCGCCGACCAAGGCGCGGTCTACGAGTTCGTGCAGGGCTCGACGGCGGCGGCGAGCGATTGGGTGGTGTTGCCCTACGACGGGCTCGGCCGGTTCGTCCGCACCGAGCCGCGCACCGAGACGGCGCTGGCCGATGCGGCGGCAGCTGCCGCCGATGCTGCCACGGCGCAAGCTGCTGCCGAAGCCGCACAGGCCACGGCCGACGCCGTAGCTCCGACCATCGTGCAGGGACGGAACCTCATCGGCGGATACAACGTCGCCGACTTCAACGTCGTCTCGTACAAGCGATTTCTCGGCATGACGCTGGTCACGCTCGACGCCGGCACGCTCGACCCTGCCGCGACCGGGCCGGCCGTGGCAGGCGACGTGTGGACGTGGCGCGGTGACTACTGGTGGAAGGTCGCCAACGCCAACGGTGACGGGTTCGTTCCGGCCGGGACCGTGCTCGTCATGGCCGACGACAGCTCGACCGTCCCGGTGGGCGCGGCGTCCGGCAAGCTCGCCACGTTCGACGGGCTCAGCAACACCCCGACGCTCACGACGCCCACGAACTACTCGGCCGTCCGAGTGGTCAACCCTGACAGCCCCTTCGCCGGCCAAACCGCGCGCTGGAACAACCTGTACGACTCGCGCTGGACGGTGGAAGCCGGGCCGAACGTGGAGGCGCTGTACCTGAACCAGCGGCACGGCTACTTCCGCGCGGTTGGCGTGGACGTGGTCACGGACACAGGAGGCCCGTTCGTCGGCGGAACCTGGGACGCCATTCCGCACGGCTGGCAGCCTCCGCAGGGGACCGTCGTCGAGTGCGAGTGGGTCATCGTCACCACGGCGCTCGACGCGCTCAGCTCGGTCAAGTTCGTCGTCTACGAGGGCGCGGCGTTCTATGACATGCTCGACACGGGCGACATGTCCTCGCTCGGCTTCCCGCTCACGACCGTCATCAAGGCGCGCTGGCTGTTTCATACGCCCGGCGACAGCTTTGGAGCGGGCGCGTCGGTGCTGCTCCAGGCGTCGGCCGTCACGACTGACGTCGGTGGCGTGAACGTGAACACGACGCCGACCTGTTCCAAGTTCATCAAGAACTACGACTTCGGCGAGGCCGGCGCGGCGTTCACCGCCTACCCCGTCTTCAGCGTCGGCAGCTTCACGAACGCCGCTTCGCTCGTCGCGGTCACCGGCACGATCACGCGGCTCCCTGCCGCCAACGGATAGGAGGCGGCCATGCGTGGCATTGGAATCTGGGCCTGGGTGCTCTCGCGCGTCACGGGCGGCGATCCGAAGGCGGGCGCGGCGCTCGCCAAGCGCATGGGCGCGGCGCGCGTCTACGTCAAGGTCGCGGATGGCGGATCGAAGCAAAACGGCGGTAGCGCCGAGCCCTTCGCCGAAGCCCTGCGCGCGGCCGGGATCGAGGTGTGGGCGTGGGCCTACCAGTACGATTCACGCGCGGAGGCGCAGGCCGAGCTCTTGGTCACGCGCGCCAAGCTCATCGGGGCAACGGGCATCATCATCAACGCCGAGAAGGAGTTTGCCGACGAGGGCGCGGACGACGCACGCGAAATGGCCGAACTGCTCGACGAGACGCGCAAGCTCTGGCGCGGGCCGCTCGGGGTGTCATCGTTCGGCCGCGTCGACTTCTTCCCGAAGTACCCGTGGCACGTCTTCGCCGGGCGCGGGCTCATCGGAATGCCGCAGGTGTACGGCTACGAGGGCAGCAACCGGGCGGCCGGACGCGCCCAGGTGGCGATCGAGAACTACGCCGCGCTCGGGTTCGCCGAGGTCGTCCCGACGTTCGGGTCCTTCGTCAACGACTCCATGACGCACTCGCCGGAGAGCATCACGTCGGCACTCCGGCGCACGGCCGAGCTGAGCGACGACGGGCTCTGCTCGCCGGCCGCCGATCTGTGGTCGCTCCAGCACGTTCTCCAGCACCCCAACGCGGAGGGCGTCATCGGCGTTTCGGCACACTTCGCGGGTGAGTTCGGCGTGGGCCACGGGCACGGGCAAGGACACCGCGACCTTCCGCTGGACAAGCCCTGGCAGGTGCGCGCGGCGCTGCTCCGGCTCGGGGCCTACCGTGGCCCGCTGTTCGGCGAGTCGTCCGAGTGGGCGTCCGCCGTGCGTGCGTTCCAGGTCGCGCACCCCGCGTGTGGTCGGCCTGACGGCGTGGTGGGTCCGCTCACGATGGCGGCTATTCGGGCGGCGCTCCAGGCCGCATGACCAGCGCCCCGACCAACTACGCAGACACCGTACTCGGCGACCTCACGGACGTCGTTGACGACCTGCGCTCGCTTCACGAGGAGTTCGGGACGCGGCTCTATCGCGTCTTCCTCGTGTGGGTGGAGTGGTCGGGGGGCGTGCGTGGGCAAGGGGCGGCGACCATCGCCGAGCGGTTGGAGCTTCGGCCGACACCGCGCGTCTATGACGACGTGTCGATCCCCTACCGATTCTCGGCCGGTGGCGCGGTCCGCGAGGGCGACTGGCTTGTCACCGAGATCAGCCTCAACGCCGCCTCTGCCGAACTGCTGCGCGGCGAGCGCGGGGGCCAACTCACGCCGCCGAGCGTCGAGTTCTACTGGGAGCTTCACGCCGTCCGCCCCGGTGGCAAGGTGCTGCGCTTCCGCGTGGCCGGCGAGCCGATCGCTCGCGCAACTGAATGGGCGGTCAGCCTGCGTCACGAGAACCCCGACACTCCGGGAGACGGCAACTCCGCGCCCGTCGTGAGGTTCTGATCGTGGCAAGCGGCGTCACCTACGATATGAGCCAGCTCACCGCGACCTCGCAGGCGTGGGCGGCGCGCAACCGGAAGGCGGCCATCACCGCGATGGTATCGGCCGCCGAGCGCGTCAAAGGGCTGTACGTGGGCCGCGTCGATGAAGTGCGGGCGGTCGACACGGGGCGGCTCAAGTCGTCGTTCGTGGTGACGGCCACGGCCAACGGGGCGACGCTGAGCAACGAAGCCCCTTACTTCAGCGTCATGGACGAAGGCCGAAGGGCGGGCACGGCAGGCCCCCCGATGCGCGCCATCTTCGAGTGGGTGCTCCGCAAGCGGCTCGTCGTGAACAAGGCCGGCAAGGGGCGCACTCGGGCCAGTGTGCTCAAGAGCCCGTCACTGACCGCCGAGGCCAAGTCGATCGCGTTCCTCATCCGGCGCAGCATCCGGCGCAAGGGCATCAAGCCGCGCGAGATCACAACGCTCCCGTCCGTGGTCGCCCAGATCCCCGGCATCATCGCCGCTGAGATCGACGCTGCGATCACCATCGCGGGGGCGCAACCGTGAGCCTGCTCGACGAGTACCCTCTGACGGCCAGCGCCGACGAGGACAGCGCCCTGCGCCTCGCTATCGCGCGACGGTTGGCAGCGCAGGTGTACCGCGTGCCGGGGGGCGTGGAGTTCGGGGGCTACGTCTTCGACGAGACGCCGACCCCGCCGCAGACCGGCGCGGGCGTCATCACGCTGGCGTGCTTCCCCGAGTGGGCGGACGGGGACACCGTAGCCCGTACCCCGTTCGCCGTCATCCTCGACGCCACAGGCACCTATGCGCCCGCTCGCGTGGTCGACGACGACACGCCGATGGACGACGGCGGCACGCTCTGGACGCCCGTTGGTGACGTGGCCGAAGGCCCCGCCGTCACGTTGCGGGGGTTCGGCGAGTACGAGGTGACGCTGACGGTGTTGATCCAGGCGACCGACAAACCGACCCGTGCGGCGCTTGTCCGTGGGGCACGGGCGGCGCTGTCCGCGAAGCCGGGCGAGGAGCCCCGCGAAGGCGTGATCGTGAGCCTCGGGGGCCTGTACTACGACCGCAAGGCGCGGCTCCGGCTCTTGTCGCTGAGCCGTCAGGACACCGAGGACTCGGGCGGCACGAAGCGGCGCGGCGTCCTGCTGACCATCCGCGCTAGCGTCGAGGTGGTCGAACCTGTAGAAATCGGCCTGATCCAGCATGTGGCGTTCGTGCCGCCTGACGCCGCCGATTCCATGACCCGCGTCCCGTAGGAGGGCACCATGCCGATCGTTCGTTACTACTCCCAGCTCCCGGACCTGGCCGAGATCCAAAAGATCGAGGGTCCGATCATCGTCGAGAACCCCGGCGGGGGCTCCGCAACGGCCAACGTCTCGGTGCCGTGCCTCATCGGCGAAACGCTGAAGGGCTCGCCGAACGTCCCCACGCTCTGCTCGCCGGCCGATATCCTCGACGTGTTCGGGGGCTTCAACCCCTACGTCGGCGACGGGGCCGCCTACGGGTACGACGGAAACGCTTTCGTCGCTCTGGCGGGCGGGCAGAAGTTCGGCGGGCCGATCGTCGTCGTGTCCGTTGACGATGCCGTGGGCGAGGTCGACCTGACGCGCGAGGCCCCCGGCTACGCGAGCCTCACGTCCAGCGGCACCGGCCCCTTTGGCCTGGCCGACGCCGGAACGATCATCGTCGCCATCGAGGGGCCGGTCACGGACGGCACGATCACGATCAACGCCGAGGCCGCGTCGTCCGAATGCGCCAACGCCGAGACGTACAACCTGACCACGGTGGGCAACCGCACGCTCACGATCGCCGTCAACGGCGGCGCGGCGCAGTCGGCGACCATCACCACGGGCGACGTGGGCGCGATCGGCGCGGTCACGGCCGAGGAGCTGAGCGATTGGATCAACGTCGCGTTCGCGGGCCTGTCCGCGTCGGCGACGAGCGCGGGGACCAAGGTCACGGTCACGACCGACCGCAAGGGCCTGTCCGCGTCGCTCCAGTTCGGCGGAGCCATGCGCTCCGTGGTCGGGTTCACCGCGTCGCTCGTCCAGTCGTCGCAGCTCAGCGCGGACAACAACGTGCAGGACGTGGACGCGGTCACTGTCGACGAGCTCGTGTCGCTCGCGGCGGCGCAGCTGTCCGACGTGACGCCGAGCAATGCGGGCGGGCACCTGCGGTTCACGCGCAACCTGGAGGGCAGCGGCGGCACCGTCGCCCTGTCCGGCACGCTCCCCGGTGCGGGCTCGGGCGCGATCCCGTTCCCGGCGCTGTCCGACACGGGCGGCACGGGCACCGCGTCTGCGGGCGTCCTTCCGGCTGGCTTCCGCGTGTCGGACGGCGGGAGCAACGTGTTCTTCCTCGGGGAAGACGTGAGCTTCGCTGACGGCGTCCTGACGGCCACGGGCGTCCGCATCAAGCAAGCGTCGGGCACGACCGTTGCAGCGGCGGCCATCGACACCGTGATCGATACCCCGCCCGCGTCCATCGTAGGGCTCGCGGTCACGAACGTGGACGGCACGACCGCCAAGCCGACCACCGAGAGCGGGTGGCTCACGAAGTACCAGGCGGCGCTCGACGCGCTCCTGGCGGCGCAGGCCCCGGCCAGCACCGTCAACCTCATCGCCGTGGCTCGCCACGGGGTCAAGGACGTGGCGATCGGCTCGCTCACGGGGTCGATCCAGAAGGCCATCCTCGACCACTGCACCACGAGCACGGACAACGGGCGCCCCCGTATGGCGTTCGTCTCGCCGCCGCTCGCGACTCCCAAGGCCACGGCGCGCGGCTCGTCGGGCGTCGGCGTCGCGTCCACCACGGCGGGCGGCCGGAACAAGCTGCGGGCCTACTTCTGGCCGGGCTCGCAGAAGTACGTCCAAGAGATCGTGCTCAACGATCCCACGCTCGACGGGATCGTTGATTGGCCGATGGACGTGGCCGCGATGGCGCTCGCGTCACGCACCGCGCCGTGGCTGTCCCTCAGCGAGCCGAGCGACAACCTCGCTCAGATCCTCGACCTGGAGACGTACTACACGGCGGCCGGGGCGGGCGGCTCGCTCACGGACTCGGACTACATCACGAACAAGGCGAGCGGGATCGCATCCCTCCGCATCGACACCGTGAACGGTCCCGTGATCCAGTCGCAGGTGTCGTCCGTCCTGCCGACGGTCGACCCAGACAACGTCATGATCTCCGACACACGCTCGCGTCACTACTGGTTCGTCCTGCTGGTCAACAGCGTGGCGAAGAAGCAGGGCAAGCTCGCGACCCCCACGCGGCGGCGCGGCGTGGTCGGTGACATCAAGGCGCTCATCGCGAACGGCATCGAGCTGGAGCAGATCGAGGACGGCGTCTGCAAGGAGTCGACCCCCGACGCGCTCAAGGGCCGGGGGATCATCGTCCTGACGGTCGGCATCCGCCTGCTGGATCACTTCGACAACATCATTTTCTCCGTCACCATCGGCCGCACGGTCGACGTGAAGGCGCTCTAAGGAGGCCCCGGCATGGCGCAAGACATCCGCGTCCGTGGTGAGGACACCACGGTCAGATTCACGATCGACGGTGACGAGGTGGGCGTCCTCGACCGCATCGAGTCGTTCACCGGCACCCTGAAGATGGACATCACCGAGAGCGAGTTTCTCGGCATGGTCGGCGTGTCGGTGGACAACATCGTCAAGGGCTTCGCGGGCCAGCTCACGCTCCAGATCCGTGACGAGGGCGTGTTCGATTTCGTTACGACCCTTGCCGAAGCGGCGGCGCGTCGCATCGCGGTCCCGACGGTCAACATCCAGACCCAGATCGTGTTCCCGTCCGGCGCGGTGCGCGCGATGCTCGCCCGCAACTGCGTGTTCGGCGACATCCCCCTCGCTATCCCGAACCGCACGGCGAACGCGACGATCAGCCTCACCGTCCGCTCGGGCTCGGTGCCGGACTTCCCGACGCTCTAGCCGGCTGCTACGTTGCCCGTGCGCGCACTAACGCCGCACGGAGCAACGACCATGATCCCAGCCCA